GGCGGTCTTTCGCCGGTGATCTTCGGTCCTGACCCACCGCATGTTCGAGGGTTTGTCCTGCCCCCCTTGAGACAAGGGCTTGATATGGTCAACGTCATAAGCGTGGCCGTCGTTGGGTTTTGGATGCTGCTTTTTGAATTTTTTGACGGCGGCATAGTCCCGGTAGATTTTCCCGGTCTTCTGGACTCTTCGGACGCCGTTGCTGTCGACATAGGTTGCGGAGCGTTTGCGGGCTTCGGCTGTTGTGGAGAAGGCAAGGAGTAGAGATAAAACTACAATACCTGTTCTCATGACGCTATTTCTTGAGCGGAAATTGTTTAATATCGCCAAATTCCCAGACTACTATTTTTTGCAGATTATCATTCGACACACTGTCAATTTTGGTGACGGTACGCGACTCCTCGGCATTCAGCTTCAGGCTAATGTTGACTCTCTCTAGCTCAAAGCCAGCGGAATCTTTTCCGGCGATCTTGATGAACATTTCCCGCGGTTCCTCGTTGTTCCTGATCTGAAATTTGAAACTGACCTTCGTATACCTTTTACCATTCTCAATTATTTTATAATCAAGTGCATCCGGTTGTATATCGGCTGCCATGGCCGCAAGACACGGGGAAAATATAAATATCGCAGTAACGATTTTTAAGAAATATTTAGTATGCGACGTATTTTGACATAAATTCATATTAACGTACCTCTTCGATTTTAATTTAAGGAGGGGTTATGGATGCTTCAGTCAAGTTGGCAATTGTGAAACAGATCGTTTTCTCTTCGTTGCCGCCGGCAAAGGCTTTGCTCACGATTGCGGCGATAGTTTCTTCTGATGAATTTTGCGGGCTTCTTGCAGCAGCTCGAAAGACTCGTTTTCGTCCATCACGTCAATAAGCTCCAATAACCATCTTTTTTCTGGCGATACTTTTTGCTTTAGGTAGTCCTGTAGATTGTCGCTTATCTGGCCGGCGTCGGGGGTCAGTAACATATCTCCCTCGCCGGTTCTTACCCATTCCTCATGGATGTTGTTTTCACGACATACGGCCTTTAGAAACACATCGTCGAGTTTTCCTTTTCCCGCCAATGTATCACTGATTTTCCCTTTCGAGAACCCTGTCTGTAGATGAATTTTCGTGACACGACCATGTTTTGGAATGCCTTTATTATCAAGGGCCTTCAATAACCGATCTAAAATAATATTCGCGTCATGAATATTTTTTGTTGACATTATTCGTGTCCTGAAATAATATTTCGTATAACGAATTATTTATTTGCATAACAAGGCGAAAACATTATGAAAATAAACTTTGCCAAAACCGGAGAGAACTTGCAACTGATAAATGTTGCACGTCTTGCACGTCTGGAAAACATGAACCAAACTATGGTGGGCCAGGTCGCCAAGGGTATTTATCCTTTCATGGGCTCCCCAAAGGCCATTGCGGTTATTGAGATGCTGCGCCGCAGGGGATATTTGGTTGAAGAGCCGGATGAAGAACAAGCAGCTTAAAAGCTGTCTTGTTCTTTTTTTTACCCAAAAATGCATAGCGAAGTAGAGCGAATTGTATTCGCCGGGTTTCGCTGCAGAGGATAAGCCATGAGTGAACAGCAAACATTGCCGTTGCCGAGGAAGCGTGAGGAAGCCTCAAAGATAAGCATCTATTCGTGCAATTCGCTGGTCGAATCTGTCCGCCTGATGATCATATCGAGCGGCTACGACCTCGACCAGGTTGGATATGCCCTCGGCTATTCACCTTCTCACTGGTCTGAAATCCTCAACGGCAAGAAGAACCTCCCCTGGGCAAAACTCGACGAGGCCATGAATTTTTGCGAAAGCGACATCCCGTTGCTCTGGTGGGCTGATCACAGGGGATTCGACGAGCCGCGGCCGAAGCAATCCAAAGCCGAGCAACGGATCGACGAGCTCGAGCAGCAATTGGCTGCCGTAACACTGTTATTGAAGGGGGTGCTGAAGTGATCTTAAACCACCGACAAATATCGATGTCCAAGAAGAGAAACGCCAGGAGAAACCGCAGAATGGTTGCTCCTCGCATCGACATGGATGAACTGGCAATAAAATTGTGCCCCCATTTCCGGGAATTTATACGGACAGTGTTTCAAGGTGGGCTAGAAAAACAATTCCGGAGATGAAGTGATGACCACATTGACCGCCAGTAAAGTAATCGATGGAATCACTTTTTCTGTTTCCGTGCGATTTGCAGATGAAAGTTCACCGCAGACTTTGCAAGGTCTTCAGTCTTCTTGCGAAGCCGAAGAATCCGCATATCTGTCGGAACGGTTAGCGGTGGGAACAGTGAAAGGGCTTGCTGCTGTAGAGCGCGAAATAATTCAATGTCAAATTGAGGCTCTTCAGTTTGCTCGGGTGCGGGCTGAGGGCGATTGATATCGTTTTTCATCTTCCCTTCCTCCTCTGTTTTTTGGTTTGACTGGCATCGGCCACTATAACAGAGCGGGGAAGGGAATTAAACAAGTGATGAGGTGAAGCAATGATCTACGTGATGGCCGCCCGTGTCTCTCTCATGGTGTGCGATTTCCAGTGCTCGGTTGACGACGCCCTGGCGTGGGTGACGCGGCGGCTGCCAAAGACGTTGCGGCGCTATTACTGGAGCAGGATTACGGAGGCCTTGTTATGGGTCTGAAATGGGATGATTTCAGCGAGCAGGAGCAGCGGGACCTGTCATCCGTGTTTTCCCAGTTGACGGGCTTTGCCCGGGAACTGCGCCGCCAGCAGACGGAACGCCGTATCGATACGCGCACTATGGGGGAGGCATGCCATGAAGCAGCGCCGTGAGCGAACCATGTATGTGCTGGCCTGGGTGTTGTTGGCTGTAACCGGGATTGTGTACGTGTACGCCCTGATCCAGCAGGGCCGGGAACGTCAGGAGATCAAGGGGCTTTACAACCAGCAGCTTCGTAGCGCCATCGTCGACATGTGGCACGAGGAGCGAGTGATTGTGGACTACCGGGGCGAGCCGCAACTGGCGGTGGTCAAACGGTAGTTTCAGGTGGCGGGGCTTCACCCTCCTAGTCCCGCCGCCTATTTTTTCCTGCGAGGTGCACCATGCTCTGTATGTTCTGAGCCAACGATTACAAATGCAAGTGCAAGACGGATTATCTCCGGAGGTATTGCTTCGGTTGTGGCTGGGCCGGTGAGCATGTCCCGTGTGAGAGGTACGAGGAACGGCCATATCATGGCATTGAGGGGGTACGGGCATGAACCTTCTGGCGGAACTGGACAGGTTGACGGAACCTTCGCCTCGAGCAGGCAAGGCGAGGATCCTCTCCCGGGATGAGATCGAGCGGTTGACACAAACGGGAGCCGTGACGCCGATCGACGCGATCCCCGCTTTGCGGTATCTGCACAAGGTCAATTTCTCGCCTGATTTCTGCAGGCGGCGATGGTGACCAATGGATATGCCGCCAGGTGTCCGTGAACGGATGATGCGCGGTTCCTGTTATTTCGAGGGACCGCGTAGAGAAGTAGAGCAGCTGCCGTCGGCCGGCGCGGAATTTATCAAAATGGAGCCGAAAGGCTCGGTCTTTACGGGGGAAGCGATGGCTGTTAAATGCTCGGTTGCTGGATGCACGAAACAAAGCCAAAAGGGTGCCAATGGCATGTGCTGGGGGCATTGGCGTGAAAAGACCGGCACTCCGAAGAAGAAAAGCGGAATAAAGCCTGTTTCATCAAGCACTGCGCCGCCCCAGTCTCCTGCAAAGCCGGCGGTACCCGCTCCGGTTGCCGCCACCCCCCCCCCTGCTGCCTCTCCGGAAAACTCCCCTCAAGGTCTGAATTCCCTTATCCCTCCAGTATCGGGCTATACCCTGGACATTCCGCAAGGTCTGCTCGACCGCATGGAAGAGGCCGGGGTCTGGCCGGCCGATGTTATCACGCTTATCGAAATGCTGCTTGATGGCCGCCTGCGGCGGGTTGCGTAATTTATTCTATTTGGGAGGGCACCATGGGTTTACTGAGTAATATCCCCGGACTGGCGACGCACCAGGTCGAAGTTCCGTCTCCGGTGTTCGACCGTGCCCGGGCCGGGCGGTTGGTCTGCGACATGATCGCGCTGATCGGCAGTTATTTCCCTGGTGAGGCGCTGGTGTGGCTGTCTGTCAACAGGCCGGACGTGCAGCGCTATATCCGTCAGGCCCTGGACGAGGTTGACGCGGCGGTGAATGCCGGAGATCCGGGCAGGTTCACCCGGGCGCTGGAAGATTGCGCGAAATTCCACCGCCGGGCCTTCGAGATTTTCGAGCAGCGCCCGCAAGAGGTTGTACGGCAGGCTGAAATGTTCCAGGGTGCCGCCTGATGGGGTGGGCACTGGAACACCTGGGGTCTGAGCGCTGCCGCCAGATCGCCGAAGGCCTTATCCGGGTGGAGAAGGTTTACGGCTACAAGCTGCACGGCTTTTGCCCGGTGCACGGCGACCAGAAATCCGCGTCGGCCTTTTACAATTTTTCGCAGGATTCAGGCGGCTGCCAGTCGTGCGGCGAGAAGTGGGACCTGGTCAAGTTGTGGTGCCTGGTCAACGGCCATGACGCCCAGGACCTGAAATCGTTCCGGGAGGAGTTCGACAACGAGTATGCCGGACCATCGCCCGGCAGGAAAAAACCGGCCAGCGGGCAACCTCCGCGGCCGAAATTTCCCACCCCGCCCCCTGCCCCCCAGGCGCCTGAGGTGTTCGTCGCCGAGACTGAACTGCAGGCGCTCCCGCCTTTGCCGGAAGAGACGATCAACATGCTGCGCAGGGTGCGCGGCTGGACTCCGGCCGTGATCGAGGAGATGGGCCTCCGCCAGTTCATCGATGCTAAGAAGAATGAGCGGATTGCGATGCCGGTGCGGACGGATGACGGGCAGCTCGGCAATATCCGGCTGTATCAGCCTGGTGCCCAGCAGTTCAAGATTATTTCCTGGTTCGACAGGAAGTGCCCGCACTGCGGCGGATCCTGGAAGATCGTGAAGAAGGCGAAGACCTGCAAGGATTGCGGCAAGAGCCCGAACGATTATGGCCGCGCCCGGCTGTATCCGCCGCCGTCGCAATGGCGGCCGGGCACTCTCTGGCTGTGCGAGGGTGAACCGGACATGCTTTGCGCCAGGTCGAACGGTCTGAACGCGACGACGCAGACGGCCGGTTGCGGCACCTGGCCGGAAGAGTTTACCGAGTACATGGCGGGGCGCGACGTGGTGATCTGTTACGATGCGGATCATGCTGGTTTCCGGGGGGCGCACAAGGCGGCCGAGTCTATCGCGCGCCTGGCCAAGTCGGTGCGAGTGATCGTCTGGCCGACGTTGATGGGGGTTGCTGAGTGACTCCCTCCCCTCCCTCATGCTATCCGAAGAACCACGGCCAGGACCTGACTGACTGGTTTGTCAAGCACGGCCGGAGCGTTGCCGACCTGACCGATCTCCTGGCCCATGCGATTACCATCGAGGAGGAAAAGCAGGCCCCTGATGCCGGGGTGTTGCGCTTCTTTCGTGGCCGGAAGTTCATGCCGGCGCTTCTGGCCAAGGCCATCATGGAAGACATCGATGTCATATCTGACCCGTTGACGGGCCTGGTGTATCGCTGGGAAGGGCGCTACTGGGAGGAATACGGCCGGGACCATATCGAGCAGAAGGCGCTTTTGATGCTGGGTGAGGAAGGCAACTCGGCGAAGGCGGCGGACGTGGCTAACATGATCTGCAAACTGTCGACGCTGCCGATCGGCAAGAAGATGAATGACCACCCGGACCTGATCTGTCTGGAGAACGGCATGCTGAACCTGAGCACGGGCGCCCTGGTGGAACCGGCCAAGGAATACTATGCCTCGTACATGCTGCCGGTCACGTTCGATCCGAAGAATATCCAGGACTGCCCCCGCTGGAAGCTGTTCCTGGATGAGGCTGTCGTCGATCGGGCGGTGATTCGGGAGATCCAGAAGTTTTTCGGCTACTGTCTGACCCGGGAGACGAAGTACGAAAAGATGATGATCTTTTACGGCCCCGGGGGAGACGGCAAGTCGAAACTACTGAAGATCCTTAAGGCCCTGGTGGGTGCGAAGAACTGCACGCATATCCCCATGGGCCGGCTGGAGGATCAGTTCTACCTGTCGAAGCTGGTGGGTAAGCTCCTCAACACGTTCACCGAGGTGGAATCGAAGGCGATGCAAAGCCAGGAGATCAAGGCGATCGTCTCGGGTGATCCTATCTCGGCATCGTTCAAGAATGAGACCCCTTTCGACTTCGAGCCCTATTGCAAGCTGGCTTACAGCACGAACAAGCTGCCGAAGATGCTGGACAATTCGGACGGATTCTTCCGCAAGATCATGATCGTGGAGATGACCCGGCAGTTCGTTCGTATGGGTATGGCTGATATCGACCTGGAGGGGAAGCTCCTGGAGGAGTTGCCCGGCATCTTCGCCTGGTCCCTGGCCGGACTGGCTGCCTTGCGAGAAGACAAGGGGTTCGGTGAGCCCGAGCAGATGAAACGCAGCCTGAGCGAATACAAGACGGTCAACAATAACGTGCTCTACTTCATCCATAAGCACGTCCAGGAGGATCCGGACGGCAAGGAACTGAAGTCGGGTACTGGGTGCGTTTACGACGTCTACACGAAGCGCTGCCGGGAATGGAACCTCCCTCCCTTTGGCGAGCCGCACTTTCTCAAGGAATTCGCGCGACTGTTGCGGGACATGGGCATCAAGGTCCGCGATGGGAAGAAGGACATTGTCTCCAGTGCTGCCGGCATCTCGAAGCGCGCAAATTGTTATTGTGGGTTTACTCTCGTCGACGAGAAGTCGGAGGAGGAGTCCGCCCCCGTTTCCCCCGCTCGCCGGAGGCCCGCCATGAGTGAGATAGCAAGGGTCGTGCCGACCGCGTTTTTGTCCGGGATGTCCGGGATGTCCGGGTAAGCAAAACATTACACCGGACAGCGCAAAACCGCAACAATCAAGCAATGGCGAGGTTTGTCCGGGATGTCCGGGATAATTTCTATTGCCTCACATAGCGCGCGCACGCGCGAACAGATATATAAAAGCACTGTTACTGTTTTAAAAATCTCCTTGGGAATTAAGATTATCCCGGACAGCCCGGACAAAGTTAATAAATACTTGAAACCGTTTTAAAAAAGTTTGTCCGGGGAAGCAGAAAAACCCCGGACAGTGCCCGGACAGCCCGGACAAGGAGTAGGGATGAACGCACGAAGCGAATTGCGGCAAGGGATATCGGGCCTGAATGAGGGCGTGTTGACGGATTTCTTTTATGCTCTGCTCAACAGCGCCAAGCGACATGAGACCGTCGAGATCCTTTACCATGACTACGTAGACTTCTGCCATGCCCGCGACGTTGAGCCTGGCAGCCAGGGAACGTTCAGCGAGATATTCAACCGCCTGGTCGAGAAGATCGGCAGAGAGATCGTGCAATGACAAGCACGGCAACAATGTCACGGGTCCTTCCTGGAGATAAAAACCTCTGCGGACACGCAAGCGCGCGGGCTTTTCGCGCGAAATGATTTTTTCGAGGTCCGGAAATATGGAACGTGGACGAATCATAGCACCATCTTCGGCCTTGCTGTTTACCGGGCAAACACTTCCGCACTTCACACCGGCCGAAGCGATGGCACAGTTGTCGGCTCCCCTCCTCGATGAGGATGCGTGCCGCGGCTGGATCCTCCGGATGATTCACCGGGAGCATGGGCCGCGCTGCCCTCACTGCCAGTCGGCCGAGATCTCCGTAGAGTCATTCTGGCGGGGCCGGCGGATCCGGTGCCCAGGGTGCGGGGGATGGTTTACCGCGTCAACGGGGACGATCCTGGCATGGTCCGCCCTGGGCTTCCGGGAGATTTACCTCCTGGGGGTCCTGATCGGCATGGGCCTGGCCGACACGGCGATCGCCGATCGCCTCCAGATCAATCGCAAAACCGTCGCCGAGTGGCGCCGGAAACTCAAGGGAGTCTGACGGCCGTCGGGCATACTCTTCTGGCCAGCGGTTCGTTCCAGGGGAGTAGGGATAAAAAGGGCGCGCGCGGCGGGGGAGGGGCGGAGAGTGAAATTATCGGTTACTCGTGACAGCTTCAAAGAGGTCCTCGACGGGCTGTATAAGATCGTCGAGAAGAAATCAACCTTCCCCGTCCTGTCGCACCTGCACCTGCGAACCGATGAAGATATCCTGGAGGTATGCGCCACGGACCTGAACATCCGTAAGAGCGTGCGGATAGAAGCCATCATCGATGAGCCCGGGGAGGCGCTTCTCCCCGCGACAATCCTGCGGGACATGGTTTCCGCTGCCTCCCTGGAGAGGATCGAGATCGAAACTATCGGCGGACACCGGGTCGCTGCCAGCGCCGGGGAATACCTGGTCAAGATTTCCGGCCTCGATCCTGCCGAATTCCCGCAACCGCCCGCCGATGCCGCCGAAGAAACCATCGAGATCGAGGCGAAAGACCTGCAGGATATGGTCAATGCCTGCGGATATGCCGCGTCCCGGGACGATTCCAAATGCCATATCAGCGGTGTCCGCCTCTCCAGCCGCGCCGGGATAGCCTATGCCACAGCCACCGACGGCAACCGGCTTTCCGTGGCCGGCAAACGGCTGCATCAGGCGCTTTCCCTTCCCGTCACCGTTCCGGTCAAAGGTATGGAAGAGATCCTGCGCCTCGACGACGCTCCCGTTTCCGTGACCCGGGGGGAGAGATACATCGGCCTGACCCAGGGGGGAATGAGCGTCACCATCCGGCTCCAGGAAGGAGAATTCCCCGATGTTGCCCGGGTGATCCGTTCCGAAAGCCCCGTCATGGTCACCCTGGACGGCCCGGATTTCCTCGCCGCGGTCAAGAGGACCGCGTTGTTCGGCAGCAAACAGAAACTCACCCTCTCCATCCAGAAAACATTCATCATCCTTTCCGCCGGGAACAGTGAAAACGAGGCCACAGATTCAGTCGAATGCGACCTCCACGGGGATCCCCTCGACATCAGCTTCAACGCCCGGTACCTGATCGAGGCCCTTTCCGCGCTCCCTGTCGGCGATATCTTCCTCAACCTTTGCGACGAAACCTCGGCCGTGGTCATCATTCCCGGTAACATGGCCGGTTGGGATGAGCGCCTGTGCGTCATCATGCCCATGCGGAGCTAACGTGCCTGCTGATCTGCCCGAAATACCGGCCGTCGATTCCCTCGAGACAGCCCTCGATTCCCGCGAACGGGAATTGCAGTCCGCCGTCGACGCCGCATTCGACCAGGCAAAGCGCAAGCCCACCCAGGCGAACCGCAGGGTATGGCGCGATGCCTGCGCCGCCCTCGATCGCTTCAAGTCAGATCGCCGGGATTCCGGCACCTCGGCAGAGCGCTTTTTCGACGGCCCCCCCGAGGCCCTCGAATACCTGGAAGCCCAGCAGTGGAAGATCGGCAAGACAAAATTTTACGACGACCTTAAGAACAGGGTGATCGAGCGGCGGGAAGACGGCAGAATCTCCATCCTTGCCCTGGACGAATACACCCGCTGCCTGTCCAAACTCGACGGAACCCCGGGACACATGGCCGGCCGCAGTCTCCAGGAGCAGAAAACTATACAGGAGATCGAGCGGATCCGGATCGACCGGGAGATGCGGGAAGTCCGCCTCCACGCCGAGCGGGGCGAATGGGTGCCGCGCTCCGATGTCGAGATAGAACTGGCCAAGCGGACAAACTATCTCCGCAGCGACCTCAAGAACATCTTCCGCGCCCTGGCCGGCGAGATCATCAAAGTGACCAAAGGCGACCCCTCCACCATTCCCGCCCTGATCACCTGGGGGGCCGGCGAAGGCGGTGCGGTAGACGAAATCATGGACCGGTACAGCCGGCCGATCAAGGGATTCGAAGATGACTGACTTGGAACTAAGTCCAAGGGAGGCATGGCAACGTAAACTGATTACTTTCAGACGGTATTTGTTGAGTAAATATAGATACCAGGTTGAAGTCAGTGAAAGGATAATTCTCAGAATTTTGAGGAAAAAGATAATAACCCTGCCATGTGAGGGAGAAGCTATTATTGAAAGAATGGGAGGTCTACGTAAAAGGTTTGAACATTACAACATAACTAACAGTGTTACTATTTATTACGGTAAAAATAAAATACAACATTATCATTGTGATGAGTTTTCAAAAGCGCAATTAAGTAACCGTTTGGCTGCAATGTGCAGGGTAGCAGAAATAGAAATCCAAAACATAAAACGGGGGGGATGAGTCATGGGAATCTTAGAAACTGAGATTATGGAACTGCGTAAGTTGATAACAGACGTTAAAGAAAAGCAGGTTGATATTGAAACGGCAAGAACCGTGATTGGAATTTACAACCAAGTGTCAAAAAGGGTGAGCCACATAATTCAGGTTGCATCAATATCTGCCAAGTATGGAGATAGGGATAAGACATGGAATAAGATTTTGAATAAGAACCTGCTGTCGAGCGGTGCTATAGAATGCAAGGAAGTCGGAGAAGAGGTAGTCAAGTGCGCAGACCAGGGCGGTAAACTGATAACCCGTGAGGAATGCCTTGACCACTCTGGCTTGGAACGGAACATTGACCGTTGCCAGAATTGTGAGCAATTTTCCATCACAAGAAAAACGTTTCCTTGATAGGATAACATGTCCAACCTCGCCCACAAACTTCCCGATCCTCCCCCCCGCGACTTCACCTGGCTCCCGGGAGAGATCGAAGTGCTCCGCAAAAAAGAGCCACTCCCCAATGGCGCTGCCGACTGGGCACCGCGGCACCGTGTCATCTCCCGGTCCTCACGCCCCGGCCCCTATCGCCACGAAAACTCCCCCTACTTCTACGGCCTCATGGTCCTTTACTCCCGGCCCTGGCTCCGTGAGCTCACCCTCTGCGCCGGGTCCCAGCTCGGCAAGACCGACGGCCTCCTCTACAACACCCACGGCTACGACGTCCATTACGATCCAGGGGATACCCTCTTCGTCATGCCCACCCGGGACACCACCAAAGACGTCTCCCTCGACCGCGTCGACGACATGTACGACAGTTGCGACGTGCTCCGGGCCATGAAGAGCCGCAACCCCGACGACACCAGCATGACCCGCAAGAAACTGCGCAACGGCGTCGTCTCCTACTTCGGCTGGGCCGGTTCCGATGCTGTCCTCGCCTCCAAGCCCATCAAGTACGTCAAGATCGACGAGGCCGACCTCGTCGGCCGGCGCTCCATGAACCTGGCCCGCGCGCGCTTCCGCACCTTCCGCCACGAATACAAATTCATCGCCGTATCCAAGCCCTCCTACGACGACGGCCCGATCTGGGAAGACCTCAACGCCTCCCATGCCATCTTTGACTTCCATGTCGCCTGCCCCCACTGCGACCACGACCAGGTCATGAACTTCGCCCAGTTCCGCTGGACCGAAGGGGTCACCGACCCCCGAAAGATCGAGATGACCGGCGATGCCTGGTACGAATGCGGCGAATGCGGCAAGCCCTGGAGCGAGTACGACCGCGACGAAGCAGTCAAGGCCGCCATGCAGGATGGCGAATACGGCGGGTGGAAGCCCCGCCAGTTGTGCGCCTGCTGCGATATCCAGATGGTAGACGGCCGTTGCCCCAAGTGCCGCGGCGAAGAGGCCGCCCCGATCCCCGCCGAACCCGAGCATGCCGGGGCGCACCTGCCCGCCTTCTATTCCCCCTACGTCCTCTTTGCCGACATCGTCGCCGATTACCTCCGCTACCTCCAGGACCCGGCCGCCCGCGAAAACGAAAAGACCCCCAGCAACGCCGAGAAATTCTGGTGCGACGACTGCGCCCTCCCCATCCGCACCAGCCAGGACGGCGAAACCCTCAGCGAACAGACCCTCTACGATCGCCGCGAATGGTACAGCCCCAAAGGTGCCAGGTGGGAAATCCCCCTGGCGGCCGCGCTCCTCACCGCCTTTGTCGACGTCCAGGGCAACCGCCTGGAGATCGAGGTCGAAGCCTGGGGGATGAAAAAAGAAAACTGGGGGATCTGTCATGAAGTCCTGCCCGGCAACCCGGAAAAAGAAGAAGTCTGGCGGGACCTCGAAGAGCGGTTTCTCGAACGCACCTGGCGCCACGAGTCCGGCGTCGAGATGACCATCACCGCCCTGGCTGTCGATTCCGGCTACCTCCCCGACATGGTCTACAAATTCGTCAAGAAGTGGCGCAAGCGGCGCAAGGTCTACGCAACCAAAGGTTGGGCCATGCCGGGCAAGCCGATCAAGGGCAAACCCTCCATGAACAACAGCTACAAAATCCCCGTCTACATGATCGGCACCGAAGCGGCCAAAGACACCATCTTCGGCTGGCTCGACGTGGCCGAGCCCGGCCCCTACTACCGGCATTTCTCCCGGGCCTATGGCTACGAGTTCTTCCGCCAGCTCTGTAGCGAAGAGGGCAAAACCAAAAAAGACAAGCGCGGCCGCTCCGTCAAAGTCTACGAGATCCGCAAAGGGTACAACCGGAACGAAGGCCTCGACCTGGTCGTCGGCAACCTGGCGGCGTACGAGATCCTGAATCCCGTCATGGAGCGCCTGGTGGAAAACCTCAAGGCCGGCGGCACCGGCCGGCGACCAAAGGTCAAAGACAGCGACAACGAGTCCCGAGTCACAAGTCACGAGTCCCGAGTCCCGAGCCCCGAGTCCCGAAACTCAACCGGCGAGCGTGGCCGGCCGAACTGGAGGAAATAAAACATGACACGTCCGTCAACCTTGGCCCGCGAACCGCAACGATCAACCTGCAACGTTGAGCAGGCCCGCGAAAAACTGTGCCGGGACAAGCCGCCGTCACGCCAGCACATCTACAACCTGTTCAACCGTGGGGATCTGGAGGGGTACTTTGTGGGAGACGGCCGGGGGCTGCGGATATTCGTCGATTCCATCGAGGCGTACCGGTTGCGGCAGACGGGAGAAGCGTTGATGGGGGCATCATGAAGGTTTTACAGAGTTGGGAGAACGTGGCGGCGGATGAGCGGCCCCCGCGCAGCGGGAGACCGTTTCTATCCGCTGGTTCGGCGCGCCTGCCGTTGGCTAAGATGACCATGTTCCTGGCGCGCCGGGGAAATGATTCATCGGTGGCAATCGCGGGCCGGACTAGCGAACTACAGTTCTCAGGGGTTGATTTTAAAGCGCGCGCAGTTGACTTTGGTTCAGACCGCGTAGCGGAAAGGAAAGTATATGAAAGCATGCCCATTTTGTGGACAACTGCCAATTCAGTGTGACGAGCCTGATTTTTGGCGAATATTGCATGCGGATGATTGCTGGATAGTTTCTACTGGTCAAATTACAGAGGAATGTTGCCAGTATATAACTTGCAAACAGGACGCCGATAGTTGGAGTAAAAGAGTGTGTGAACAGGGTTGTGAACTGGCCAAAAAAGAGAAGGCAGTTAGGTCGGCATACAACGATTTGCTAAAGCGTGTCCACTTTGACGAAACAACCCCGCCGGGCGAGAGGTGGCACATCATGGCGATACTGGGAGAGCTGATGCAGGAGAACAAGCTCTTAAAGTACGAGAATGCTGCGCTGAATATACTCAACGAAGGCGGAGAATAATTATGAAACCATGTCCGTTCTGTGGAGGCAAGGAAACCTACGTAGACCATGTCGTTATCGATGACGGATACGTGTATTTCCGCGTTTGCAAGAAATGCGAATGCGAAGGGCCTGTGGCTGATAGTGTGGAAGGAGCAAAAAAGAAATGGGATGAAAGGGTTTAACGCCTTTATCGGGCTGAAAGCCCGATGCGCGCTTTAAAATCAACCTTTAGCCGCTCATCCGCCGCCACGTTCGGCACGACGAGCGGAGCGAGGCGCGCCGAACGGGTTGCCGGTGTGCGGCCTGACCGCACCACTGGCGGGTTATGCCCGTCAGGTGCCACGGAGAAAATGAAGATGACCTATCCAAAAATTAAACAGTGCCCTACATGTGGAGAATCTGGAGACAATCTGAGTGTCTACACCTACGATAGCGGCGGAAGGCATGTCGAGTGCAACAAGTGCCACTATCTCGGCCCGTGCGGAGGAAGCATCTTATCCGCGATCCGGTTGCATAACGAACGCTGCACGAAAGGACAGCCATGAACGGATGGATAGCAACAAAGGATCGTCTGCCAGAAGATGGCCAAGAAGTGACCATACGGATGATGCACGGACAGATTAAGCAGGTTGTCAGGGATCGGACGTATGCAGGCGGATGGAAACAGGTGAATTGTCAGGGGTGGGAGATTGTCACCTGGCACGCAGATACCGTCACGCATTGGCGACCAGAAATATTTGACCGGCCAGCTAAAACCGGCCCAGAGAACGCGCCCTGGATGAGGGCATAACGATCAAGCTGACCGGCGCGGGTTCATCGCGTCCGTGTCGGGCGGCTTGTTATGATGGGAACCACCGATGATTTCAGTCTTATTTGCGAGAGCAGACAGCAATTACAAGACGATCCCTGACGTGGATGTGTGGGACGCTGAACGTGACGCCCTCACTTGGCCGGGAGGTACTCCAGTTGTGGCACATCCTCCCTGCCGAGCATGGGGGCGGCTGCGGCACTTCGCCAAGCCGAGACCGGATGAAAAGGCGCTGGCGTACTTTGCGATTGAGGCCGTGCGGAAGTTCGGCGGGGTTCTGGAGCATCCGGCCAGCTCAACACTTTGGCCGGATGCCGGATTGCCTGCACCTGGCAAACGGGATCAGTTCGGCGGGTGGACGCTCGGAGTTAATCAGCATTGGTGGGGACACCGGGCGGAGAAAAAAACTCTGCTTTACATTTGTGGCGTTGAGCCCCGCGACATTCCGCCCCTGCCGCTCCGATTGGATGATCCAACACATATTGTGGGATCGAGCCGGCGCAAGAGCGCAATTCGGTTGCCGGAAGTTTCCAAGGCTGAGCGGGAGCATACTCCACCAGATTTCGCGGTCTGGCTGGTGGAATTGGCAAGACGTTGCAGACCATCATAACGGCTACGGCGTGTACCGCGTAGCGAAGCGGAGACGGACACCACGCCGTGGTTATGTCCGTCTTTTGACAGGAGTAACTTTTGGAAACTGGTAAAGCTCATGATTGCCCAGCTATTTGCAATGACGATTGCGCCAACTGCTGCCATAACCCTCCGCTTACCAAGGATTGGGAGTGCGGAAAGTGTGGTGCGCGGTATATGGCGAGGGCAACGGCTGAACGTTGTTGTGGCAACAACCGTCCTAAATATTGGGGCGACAACCATCATTATTACAAATGGCGCATTGATACCGTCGAGGTGGTGGAGTACGCCCATCGCCAGTTTTATGGCGGCTTGTACCATTACAGATTTAAAACGAGGCCGGAAGCGGATGAAGCATTGGACCGCCTCAACCATCGCCAAAAATGTGAGGTGGTGGAAATTCGGAACTGGCGGCGAAAATCAGAGGCATAACAATCATTATCCCCCTGGACTGGCATGATAGTTTTTAAGGAGGATTGTCATGAACACAGCAAGAAAAACGAACCTTTACCACCTCCCGCCGCGTGATAACCTGGCACCGAAAAGCGGACAGCAGATTAAAAAAGAGCAACTGCTCGACAAGCTCGCCAAAGCCATCCGCCTGAAGCATTACTCCCGGGAGACGGAACGGTCCTATGTGAATTACGTGGCCGCGTTCATCGATTTCCGCATGAAGCGCAGATCCGGGACCGAGGGGGCCGCGGCCATCGAGGAATACCTCACCTACATGGCCCTGGAGAAGAAGGTTGCCGCCTCCACCCAGAACGTCGCCTTCAATGCCCTGCTCTTCTTCTACCGCCGCGTGCTCGGCGTCGAGCCGGGCGAGATCAACGCCTGCCGTGCGAAAAAACCACAGCGCCTGCCCGTCGTCTGCACCCGCGAAGAAGTTGCAGCCATCCTCGACCATCTGAAAGGCGACGCCTGGCTGGTGGTTGCCCTCCTTTACGGTTGCGGCCTGCGGGCCGAGGTAGATGGCCTGTCCCTCCGGGTCAAAGACATCGACTTCGGCCAACGCACCGTCACCATCCGCGAAAGTAAGGGCGGCAGCGCCCGGGTGCTCTCCTTGCCGGAACAGTTGCACGAAAGGCTCCAGCGCCACATACAAAAGGTCAAGGCAATCCACGAAATGGATCTGCGCGAAGGATGGGGAGCGGTCGAGCTGCCCGGCGCCCTGGCCCGGAAATACCCGAACGCCAACAAGGAATTCGGCTGGCAGTTCCTCTTCCCGGCTGCCACCCGCTGGACAGACAAAGAAACCGGCCGGCAGGGCCGTCCCCATATTCACGAGACGGCAATTCAAAAGGCTGTCAAGTCCGCCCGGATCGCCGCCCGGATCTACAAGCACGTCACCCCGCACACCTTTCGGCACAGTTACGCCACACACCTGCTCGAAGACGGCGAAACCATCCGCACCGTCCAGGAGCTGCTCGGCCACAAGAGCGTCAAGACCACCATGATCTACACCCATGTCATGCAAAAGAAATCCTCCGTTCGCAGCCCGTTAGATAGACTGCTGTAAATATTTTGTCAACCACGTCCACCTCGTCAACCACGTAAATGACACCCCCCTTGAGATCATGCTACACCCCGTAGCATGATCTCTCCTTTTGACACCCTCGCAGAAGTCAACACGCATCTGACGGCCGCCAAAGCCGCCCTGATCGACCTCATGTCCGGCAAAGAGGTCCGCCTCAGCGTCGGCGGCGGCGACCGCACCTACAAGACCGAAGACCTCGACAAACTCCAGGCGCACGTCGCCTTCCTTTCCAAAGAGCGGGCCAAGTTCCTGAAAACCAACCGCCCCGTCACCGTCCAGGGGAGGCCCGCCCGATGAAGCGCCCTCTCCTGAAAGTCAACACCTGGGACCGGTTCGTCGGCATCACTAACCCCGAGAAAGCCCTCCGCCAGGCCAAAGCCCGCACCGCCCTCAACTTCATGGCCGGCACCGTCTCCCGCACCGGGGCCGGTACGAAAGGCACCCTCGGCAACTGGTTCGTCCGCCGCCTCTCCCGGTTTACCGAGTCATGGGAGCGGACCCGCACCACCGATCGCGCCGAAGACCTGATCGCCAACAACCCCTACGCGGCATCCATCGTCGATTCCACCGCACTCAACGTCGTGGGCGGGACCGGCCTTATCCCCCAGTCCCGCCCCAACTGGAAAGTGCTCGGCATAACCGAAGAGCAGGCGCAGGCCATCTCCGACCAGGCGGAATACTGGTTCAACGTCTGGGCCGACCGGGCCGGCGCCGAAGGCGAGAAGTTCGCCGATCTGCAATACACCACCATGCACACCATGGTCGGCCGGGGCGAATACCTCAACCTCCCCGTCTCCCTGGAGACCGGACCGAACCGGGACTTCAACCTGGCAATCCAGATCCTCGATCCCCGCCGCCTCCGGACCCCCTACAGCGCAGCCGTCGACCCGTTCGTCCGCGACGGCATCAAGCTCAGCCCCCGCGGCGAAAAGCTCATTTACTACATCGCCAACCCCGACGACGGCCTGCTCACCGTCAACCTCAACAGCAACCAGTTCGAGCCGGTCCCCGCCTGGCGGGCGCACCGCCCCGGCATCCTCCACGGCTTCATCAAGAAAGACCCCGAGCAGGTGCGCGGCCTGCCGTCGCTCGCCACCTGCATGAAACAGTTCCGCGACTTCGACGACTACATGGACTTCGAAGTCGTGGGGGCCATCCTCGCCGCCTCCTTCCCCGTCTTCATCGAGACCCCCGACGGCGACGAGCCCGAAGACTACATCGGCGAAACCGAAGCCGGGGGCACCCTGGACCGCCCGGTCAAATACAAATCCTACGAGCCCGGCCAGGTCATGTACGGTTCCGCCGGGCAGAAACCCAGCGTCCTGAAAAGCGAGCGCCCCGGCAACTCCTTCCCGATCTTCGTCGAGGTCATGCAGCGGATGTTCGGCGTTGCCGGCCTCCTGCCGTACGAGATCGTCACCAAGGATTTCAGCAAGACCAATTACAGCAGCGCCAAGGCCGCCCTTAACGAAGCCTACCGGATCTTCATGCTCTACATCTGGCACCTGATCAACCACCATAACCACCCGATCTGGTCCATGGTCTTCGAAGAGTCCTGGCTGCGCGGCCGGATCAAACTGCCGAAGAGCGCCCCCGATTTCTACCAGGCCCGGGCCGCTTACTGTGCCGCCAAATGGATCCCGCCGAAACGGATGGTCCTGGACGAAGTCAAGCAGGTTGCCGCCGGCAAGGAAGAGATCATCAGTAACATGGGCACCCTGGCCGACTGGTACGCCGAGCAGGGCGAGGACTGGCAAGAGCAGCTCCGCCAGATCGCCCGCGAACGCCAGGTCATGAAAGAGCTCGGCCTGACCATGGCCGACATGCCCGGTTTCGATTTGAAGGGGCTGGCAACGCAGCCGGAGAGGCAGTAAGACGTGAGACGTAAGACGTTAGAAGTGAGACGTTACGTCTTACATCTTACATCTCCCGTCTCACTGCCTAACAAGTTTACGGAGTAAACAAAATGCGCCTGATCGACATCGTCAACGGCCCCTGGGCCATCCTTCCGGAAACGCACCGCGAGATACAGGACATCTACGTCCGGCACCTCAAGGGCGAGAAGATCGATGTCAAGAGCCTCGACATCCAGAAGAAAGACCCGCTCGCCTCCCCTGCCCTGGTGGCTGCGGCTGCCGAGCGCCAGGCCGAGAACCGGGGCACCTACCTGGTCGTCGACAACGTGGCCGTCATCCCGGTGCACGATGTCATCGCCAAGCGGATGACCTTCTTCATGGAGATCTGCGGCGGCACCTCCAGCCAGATCCTCATGCGCGACTTCGCGGCCGCCCAGAACGACCCCTCCGTCATCGGGATCATCCTCTACTTCGACACCCCCGGCGGCACCGTCGACGGCACCATGGAGGCGTCCGAGTTCATCCAGGGATACCAGGGGCAGAAGCCGGTCGTCGGCTTCACCGACGGCATGATCGCCTCCGCCGGGGTCTGGATCGCGGCCCCCTGTGACAGCATCTACATCTCCAGCAACACCAACCCCATCGGCTCCATCGGCGTCGTGGCCGCCCACGTCGACGTATCCAAGCGGATGGAGATGTTCGGACAGCGCGTCACCGAGATCACCGCCGGCGATTACAAGCGGGTCGCCTCCGCCTATTCCCCCCTGTCCGACGAGGGCCGGGCCTACATCCAGGCGCAGCTCGACCATATCTATACCGCCTTTACCGATGCCGTTGGCAGCAATCGCGGCCTGTCCGTCGATGATCACAAACAGTGGGCGGACGGGCACATATTCCTTGGCTCGCAAGCCATCGAGGCAGGTCTGGTGGACGGTGTCTCCACCCTCGACGACCTGATCGCCGAAATGGCCGCCGGCCGGATGAAACCGAAGCAACCCATACAGCCGCAGCAAAAACAGCAACAGGCGCGGGCCGGTGTCGCCCGGGTCGAAACCACTTTGACAGAAGGAGAGACCACCATGACAAGAGAAGAGTTTCAGGCGAAGCACCCCGAGCTCTTTCAGGCGATCCTGGAAGAGGGGCGGGCAGCCGCGGCCGCCACGACCGGCGAAGCGGTAGCGGCCGAAACGGGCCGGGTCCTGGCCCTGGTAACTGCCGCGTTCGGCGACGAGCCGGGCAAAAAGTTCGCGGCCGCCGCGGCTAGGGGACTGACCGCCGACGATTTCCAGGCCCTGGGCATCAGCTTCACCGGTTCCGCCGACAAGACCGAAGGCGACGAAGCCAGCCGCTCTGCCATCCTCAAGGCCATTCAGGATGCAGGCCAGCAGCCGCTCAAAACCACCAAGGGCGAAGAGGCCGAAAAAGACTTCATGACGCTCGTGAAAGAGCACCAGGCGGCCAATGCCGACTGCTCCATGGCCGACGCCATGAAGGCCGTCACCGAGAAACACCCGGAAGCCTATGCCGCCTACATCGCCAAAGCCAACGAAGGGAGGAACTGACCCATGCCACGATTTTCCGAAGTCCGTGCATTCCTGGCCGGCGCTGCGGCGCTCCTTGCCAAGCGCCTGGTGAAACTCGACGGCGCCACCGTCGTCTACAACACCGCCACCGCCACCGATGACCCCATCGGGGTCACCGAGTTCAACGTCGCCGCCAATGGCGACGCCGGCATCCGCATGCTCTGCTCCGACGAAACCCAGGAGATCACTGCAGCCGGAGTCATCGCCGTCGGGGATGACGTTTACGCCGCCGCCGATGGCAAGGTGCAAACCCTGCCCGCCGGAAACGGCACCTACCGCCGTGTCGGCAAGGCCCTCGAAGCCGCCACCGCCGACGGCGACATCATCGAGATCCTGCCGTACAACGACGGCAAGACCACCGTCGTCAACAATTAGGAAAGGAGACCTATAGCCATGCCAACCCCCAAGAATGGAGTAACCTTCCGCCCCGAGCTGGGAATCCTCGCCTATGCCTATGCTCTGGAGGCGTCCCTGCGCGGCTTTATCGGCCTGCAGATGTTCCCGATCTTCGAAACCGCCCTCCAGTCGGCTCAGTACCCGGTAATCCCGGCCGAGGTATTCCTCAAGCTCTACGAAACCAAGCGCACCGCCCGGGCCGGATACGGCCGCTCCGATTACGAGTTCGACGACGGCGATTATTCCTGCAAGGAAAACGGCTGGGAAGAGCTCCTGGACGACAGCGAGCGCAAACTCTACTCCCGCTTTTTCGATGCCGAAGTCGTCGCCATTCAGCGTGCCGTCGATATCATCCTGCGCCGGCAGGAAAAACGGGTTGCCGACAAATGCACGGCAACAGGCAGCCTACCCAACGGCGCCGCCCCGAAGAAATGGGACGACCCCAACGCATCGCCCCGAACCGACGTGCGGGGAAAAGTAAAGCTCATGCGCGACACCATCGGCCTCGAACCCAGCCGGATCACCGTCTCTTGGGATACGTTCCAGGACCTGCTCGTCTGCAAGGAGTTGAACGAATACCTCAAGTACACCACGTCCCATCTCCTGGAGCCGGTTGAAGTGCAGAAGCGGATCATTGCCCAGTGGCTCGGGCTCGGCGAAGTCATGGTGGGCAATGCCATCTACGACAGCGCCAAAAAAGGACAGACCCTCGTGCCGGCCAACATCTGGCCCAACGACAAGGCCGTCCTCAGCGTGGCCCCGACGAACGCCATGGACCTGAAGCAGCCGGTCCTCGGCCGCACGTTCCTCTGGACCGAGGATTCTCCCCAGAACCTCACCACCGAAAGCTATCGTGATGAGCCCAAGCGGAGTGATGTCTACCGGGTCCGCCAGTACACCGACGAGGCCTACGTATTCACCGCGGCCGGGTACATCATCACCGGCGTCAAGTAACCGGGAATGAAGAGTGGATGAGTGGTCGAGTGGACCATTTGACAACTCTCAACGAAAAGGAGCCGACACATGAACCCGAATAAGATCCTCGTAACGGCGCTCTCCGTCGCCGTTCTTCTCTCCCTGGCCGCCATGGCGTTCGCCGCCGGGGGCTATCTCCCCTGGCCGGTCAACAAGAACACCCCCATCCAGGGGGATACCATCGCCCCGGCTGTCGGGGCTTCCCGGTGCGACACCGTCACCGGAGTCGCAGCCGTCCAGAAGCGGTACAGCGCGGCCGGATACATCAAGTTCCACGGGGAGGCCCACCACCCCACCACCGGTGCGCCGATCGTCGTCAAGTGGCAGGAGGACGGCACAGCAGTCTGGGCCGACAGCAACTACAAGATGACCAACGACCAGGGGCAGAACGTTACCTATGTCACGCCGCTGGCCTTCGGCAACCATACCGCCGTCTTCTGCGTGCGGAGAGAGTAAGGCGGAGAAGCGGGGAAGCGGGAATGCGGAGAAGCGGAGATGAGAAAAGCGATTTTCCCGCTTCAACACTTCAACGCTTCCCCGCTTCCCCGGGATTTACCACTTTCGACTCTTCCAATTTTCCACTCCTCAAGAGGTAGCAACAAATGGGCTTCAACGAGCTGATCGAGAAAACCAACACCAGGAGCATCGCCCGGTTCGCCAACGTCACCGTCACGGCCCGGCTCTCCGGTGCCGTCACGGCTCAGTTCCTCGGCATCTGCAACGAAAACGCCGAGGTCGTCGCCCCCTTCCAGGCCGAAGCCACCACGTTCAAAACCACCCTTACCGCCGCCAGCAGCGACATGGACGGCGTAACCTCCGGGCACGTCCTGACGATGGAACACCTGGCGGATTCCACCTGGTCGCTGAACGGCCGGGAGTTCCGCTTCGAAGGCAAGCCCCGCCCCGACGGCGTCGGGCTCACCACCACGTTCCTTACGGTGAAGAAATGACGACCGAAGAAACCATCCTCGCCTATCTGGAAACCGGCCTCGGGACCATCGCCGTGGAATTCGGACTCATTCGTGAAGAGGCGGGCGGCACGGCGGAAAATGTTTTCCGGAACCTGGAATACCAGACCCGGCCCGATATCGATGCCATCATCGTCTTCCCTGGAAAAAAGACCAGCGGCTATGACGGCGATCCCCCCGCCTGCCTCGGCGAGCTCAACAATTATCTGCCGGTTTCCGTCCAGGCTTTCGTCGACGACGATTTACGCGGTACACGGGCGGCGGCCCTCAAGGCTGCCATCGAGCAATGGCTCGTCGCCAACGACGACTTTGGCGGCAATGCCGAACCGCTGCAAAAGTGGGAAGCGGAATCCGTCGTACCCGAGGGCGGGGATCCCGTGTTCGGTTTCGTCCAGGTCGGCTTTACCATCCTGTTTATCACCCAGAAGGGGGAGGTCTGATGGATATCAGCAAGGATGAGCTGGCCGCATTGATCGAGGGCGCCGTGACCAAGGCCATGAAAGCTCATGTCTGCGTCTTCTCCTCCGAAGAGAAGCAGATACTCAAAGACCTGGCCACCGGTGGCAAAGCCTTCAAGCGCATCATCATCTACCTGGTCGTCGGGTTTGTCCTGGTGGGGATCGGCATCAACCACGTACCAGGCATCATCAAGGCGTTCAAGTGACCTGCCCGGAATGCTTCAGCCAGATGCAGTCAGACGGAGGCTGCTGGATATGCAGGATATGCGGGTACAGCGCCTGCGAGATGACCGGGAATGCGGAGATCAAAAATGCAGGAGATCAAGCGCACCTTTGCGGCCGTGGCGACGTTGCTCCGGGACATCCGGGCGGCACGGGAGATTGACGATCGCCTCACCCGGCGCATCGACCAGGTGTCCGACCTCGTCACCCTGGCCGGCAATTACATAGTCGAGCGGGAATACCCGGAGAAGCGGTAAGCGGAGAAGCGGGGAAGCGTTGAAGCGGGGAAGCGGAGAAGCGGAGCAACCATGCGGAAGATAAACTACATCGTCATCCATAAATCCGAAACCCCGAACGGGCAGCCCTGCACCGTGCAGGAAGTGGACGGCTGGCACCGGGAGCGGGGCTTCCGGCGTGACGAGCTCTCCCGCCTGCGCTTCAACCCAGACCTCACGTCCATCGGATACCATTACATGATTTACCCGGACGGCAGCCGCCACACCGGGCGCGACGAGAGCGAGCCGGCCGCCGCGGTCCGGGGGCACAACCACGACAGCATCAACATCTGCCTTGCCGGGAACGGCATCTACACCCCGGAGCAGTGGGACGACTTGCAGTCCCTGGTGGTCGAGCTGAAGTCCCGCTATTCCTCAGCCGCAGTCCGGGGGCACTGCCAGTTTCCCTCGGCCATCGCCCAGGGGAAGACCTGCCCCGACTTCGACGTGCCGGCCTGGTTCGACGCCGGCATGACGCCCCCGGATGGGCACATTTATCAAGAGGACGCGACCCCATGAAGAGCGTCGACCGAAAAAAATTCTTCGACGGCTACCGGGCAGCCATCGGCCACTTGACGCAACGCCAGGTCAACGGACTGGAATCTCTCCTTGCCTCCCTGGAGATGGATGACCAGGTAACCGATCCCCGCTGGGCCGCCTACATGCTGGCCACCACCAGGCACGAGACGGCGGATACCTTCTGCCCCATCTCCGAGTTTGGCCGGGGCGCGGGCCGCCCCTACGGCGAGGCAGATCCCGAGACGGGCCGGACCTATTACGGCAGGGGCTATGTCCAGTTGACCTGGAAAGACAATTACCGGCAGATGGGCGAGGTCTTCAACATCGACCTGGTGAATGACCCCGACGCGGCCCTGCTCCCCTCCCTGGCCTACCGCATCATGTCGTACGGCATGCGCCACGGGTCGTTCACCGGCGTCGGGCTCGCCCGGTACATCAATGCCGAAACGTGCGACTACCGGAACGCCCGGCGCATCATCAACGGCACCGACTGCGCCCTGCGCATCGCCGGCATGGCGGAAAAATTCCAGGCCATACTGGAGGGGGCGCAATGACCGTCACCGCCCCCGAAATAGTCATCTGCGCCAAACTGTGCAAGGCGAGCTACGAGCCGAACGACCTGCGCTTCGTCACCGTCGGCGACCTCCGTTTCGGCGTGCTGGCCATCTCCGGCGACACCACGGCCATCGCCTTCCGGGGCTCGGCCAATACCGCCAACTGGATACGCAATTTTTTCGTTCTCCCCGCCCGCACCTCGGGCGGGTATTTGGCCCATGCCGGTTTCATCAGCGCCGTCGACGACCTGAAAAAGGCGCTCTTCCCGCACATCCCCACGGGCGGCAGGATCGTGGCCACCGGGCATTCCTTCGGCGCCGCCATAGCACTCCTCTTCGGCGAGATCCTCCAGTGCCCGGTCATCACCTTCGGCGGCCCCCGGGTCTACTGGCGTTTTGGCCGGGCACCCTGGATGCCCGAGCATCTCCGCATCGTCTGCGACGACGATCCGATCCCCATGGTGCCGCGCTTCCTTTTCCGGCACCTCAACAAGTCGGTTGTCCTGAGGGACCGTGACGGAATCAGGGTCGAGCGGGAAGACCACGACATCGACGTCTATATCGACCGGTTGACCTGGGGGGCGCCATGATAACCGACAGCCGCATCATCCTGGCCGGGATATTCACCCTGGCCATCATCGCCGGGCTCCAGGAGAAATGGGAAATAGCCGGGCTCGCCATCTCCGGCGGCTTCGCGCTCCTCAAGGGCTCGCAAATAGGAAAGGACACCAGCCATGAAAAAACTGACGATCTGCCTGCTTCTCCTCCTGGCGGCGCTTCTGCTTAACGGCTGCGCTTCGACCACTACCAACAACAACTTCACGGCGCAGGGGGATATCAAGTGCACAATCCTGAGCACCGTGGACAAGCCGGTCACCACGCAGACCGATCTGCTCCGCGACGCCTTGAGAGACGCCGCTGTCCAGCCAAACATGCCGACACAGGGCGGAACGGTAACAAACCCGACGCAGACGAAGAACTGAGACAGAGAAGCGGATAAAGGTTTTCCCGATCCCCAGTCCCAGATCCCCGATCCCCAGCGACCAAAGGGAGCAACCCATGGGTCCCAAAGAACTAAATCTCACCGCCTACAGCGACACCGGCCTGCGGGAAACCTTCCGGGTCCTCGGTACCGACCGGGCGGTGAAAGACCTGACAACCTGGGCAGTCCATTTCTCGGCGGTCGAGTCGGTCCTTGACGCGGCCGAGGCCATCGTCGTAACCGCGACGATCCCGGCCCCCGCCACCGGCGACATCGAGGTGGTGATCGAACCGGCGGCCGTGCTGGCGCTCCTGGGGGCTTCGGCCCTGAAAAAAGATCTTATCTATACCTTTATGGCGAAGCCGTTCGGAACGTACAAGGTCAGGCTCTGGGGCGGCACGCTGACCCTGCGCCGGGGGGCCGGCAGATGGTGATTCCGACCGTTGTGGGAACGCCCCTGGATGAAGTTGTTTTTCAGGAAACCGTCACGCCGACCATTTACGGCGCTCCTCTGGACAGCATCGTCGTGCCGGACTTCCCGGAAGACCTGGCCGGGAACGGCGTGACCTTCGAGGGCGAGTTCGTGACGCATGAAGGAGTGCGGGTGACATGGCAATGAAGAGGCGGGGAACAAGGATCGGCACCCATAAGTCAGGCATAAAGGATCAGGGATCGGTAAAGGCGCATCGTCCTGTTTTGGCCTTTGTGCTGTCTCTGTTGCTTGTTTCGGCGGCACTCGCCGCAGAGCTGACCGACATCCTGAAGACCCGGCCGAACGCCACGCAGCCGCTCAATGCCGGCGATAAGATTCCCGTCATCCAGGGCGGAGTGATGAAGATCATGTCGGCATCGCGGTTGCCGCAAGGCCCTGCCGGACCTGCGGGGCCACAGGGTGAGCGAGGCTTTCGCGGGTATTCCGGAGCACAGGGCGAGCAGGGCCTCCAGGGTCCTCCGGGTCCAGCCCACGACCTCACACAGATACCCGGTTTTGTCGTCACGATTAGAAGCACCAGCTGTCCGCCGAGTGCCGAAACCTTGGCTACCCTGGCGGGATGGGGAATCGACCAAAACCATATCGCATGCCTTGAGTTTCCCGGCGTACCGGGAACAGCAAGCCCCACGGGAGTCCAGATAACCATATCAGCCGGATCTCTTGCTGTCCTCGCGGACGGGACAGTGTCGCTTACAGGTGGACAGCTTGCATCCGCCGCGGGAACGGTAGGCACAGGAAACTCTGTAAACGAAACGGCCGCCATATCCGGGGCAGCCGTCACTATCACCGGCGGCGAATTGATAGCCAACGTAAATGGCACAATCAGTATTGTTGGTGCTACGACCATGACCACCACCGTCGGGAGTGTAACTGCAACCTCTCCCGCGTCAGGAACCGTCACACTGACAGGCACAGCAACGAGCGCCTCGGGCGGCGCTTCGACCATTTATGTCTCGTATGACTTCAACGAAACCGTCGGGACCGCACCTCCTGCCTATTTCACTGCGTCCACGGCAAGCTCCGGCACTGTAGCAACAGATGGAAGCGGGAATATGAAGTTGTATAGCGGCAATAACCTCGACGGCGCCCTTTTAACTCTAACTAACGCCTTGTCGCGTTCAGCCACCGTTACCCATAAAATGAAATTCCAGATCGCAAATGAGGCGGATCTGCGCGATACACTCAGGATTATGTCTTACGACGCTGCCGCCAAGTCGGGACCTACCGCCAACACTTCGTTTCCCGGGTTTGTTCTTCTGACTGAACTGACTATTGGAGCCGGTCCGTCCCTAAAAATCTTGTTCACCTACAAAGACACAGGGGGAACGCTAAAGGAATGGAAGGCAGGGACAGGATGGCAAACTTATGCCGACCAGGGACGAATAACACTGCAATGGACAACGTACTACGTCTGGATACTGGAGATGAACGGTACCCAGTTCCGATACATTCTCAAGAACGCCGACGAGTCTTCCACAATTGCTACAACTGACTGGGTGAACTGGTCGTCCGTTAAAGCAATAACCAATTCAGAATGGCTGACTGTGGGCGACTGGGCAACCGATGCACACTACGGGAAACTCTTGATTGACTGGTGGAGGGTGCAGTGATTCGATTCGCCATCACAATAGCGCTTCTCTTGTTGCCATTGGTCAGCCATGCCGCTCCTGTCACGACGGTAACCATCGACCCGACAGTCAAGACTTGGTCAGAAACGTGGTCCAACGTCAACGACTGGGCAGGATTTAGCGCGAATTTTATTGTAGGCAATCTCCACTACGACGCGACTATAGGGAATCACTACGCCGGCCCAGCAGGAGGGTCCCCGCAGAAACGATGGGACCGCACAAAGCCTGTCACCGCCCGCCTGCGAATGATTCGCAACGGAGCATCCTGGGTGGGGTTTAGCCTCTTTGCTGGGGAATCGGAGTACGTCGGATTCTCCATAGATGGCGGAGGTACTGTTCAATATTATTGCAACGCCTCCTACTATACCCCACAGAACACTTTTGTGGCGGCAAACGGTCAGGCCATTGAACTCCAGATCGAATTCGACGGGAACCAGACCCATGTGATGAAGGCCAGGAACTACGATCCGACCGACACAGCATCCTGGACCACTATCGGGACAAAAACTTTTCTGCCGAAGATTGACCTCACTCTTCAGATCAACCAGGTGGGGGCCAGCGGAACAGCCCTATTCGGCCGTATCGATGTGACGGGTAGCGAGGTGTGGCAGGTTTCTGATGTTCCTGACTGGGAATGGTGGCTCCCGGTACATTCCACCAATTATTGTCTGGAGTGGGGAATCGAGTTTGAGTTGGCAAATGCGGCAGACCGCGGAGTTCAGCATTTCCTGACCCATGCCGGCGGACTGACTATCCAGGCGGTGACCGATCGGTATGGCAACGGCGGGCATGCGACCTGGGACCAAACCAACCTGAGTACAGCCTATGCCACAGGAACATACAGTTATCAGTCAACGACGATCAACCCGGCAGAAGGGTACAAATACGGAGCGATGCAGTTAATCGGCGGTCTGCGGTCTGGAGGGGCAGGGTCCAGTTTGTCGGTCAGTTTGAGAAAATCAGACGGATCGCTCGTACCAAGTTCAGACCTCAAAGGAGCATCTAACCCGGTAGTTTTCACCAGCAGTCTGGCCGAGGTAAAAACTCTGGATATGTCTGATATTGGTTATACGGGGCTTTACTTCGAGATCAACGGGGAGTCACCAAATAGTACAACTCATATTTCCCCGACAACAACGACCGACGAAGGAATGACTGGGCCTCCAGTGCTTAAGCAGGCCTCTGTGACGTTTATAGAATCTACCGGATCAACTAGTGCCACCGTCACACTGGCCGGGACAACAATAGCTTTATCTACAGGGAGCACTTCCGTGTCGGTAAACGGAGCCGTGGTGCTCGCATTTGCTACTGCAAACACGTCGGCGGGAACCATGGCAATCGGCAGCTCCGCCGGCACCAGGCTGACGGATATTAACGGGGGCACTGTAATAATTAACGATATGCAAGGAAGGGCAGTCGCAATCACTGGGATATAAACACCCAAATAAAAAAGGAGAACACCTATGAAAAAAATCGTCAGCATCACTATCGTCCTTGCGCTCATCGCGTTCAGCGCCCCCGCTTTTGCCGCCTGCGCCGCCACTACAGTACCGACCGCGGCGAAGGAAGAGTACCTGAAGGGCACGCACGCCGTGGCCGATACCTACAAGATCGCATTTTACACGTCGGCAGCGACCTTTGATGCCACGGCGACTACGTACAGCGCCACGAACGAGGTATCCGGCACCGGTTACAGTGCCGGCGGGTACACCATCGCCGACAACGGCTCGACGGTCCCTGCCCCAACAACCGGAAACGGCTCGACTACGGGGTTCCTGACGTTCACTGACCTCGCACCTACAACCGTGACGTTCACGAGCCCTGCCGCCTGTGTGGTGGTCTATAACTCCAGTAAGTCCAACAAGATTATCTACGTCAGTTCCATTACGCCCGTCCAGCCGAGCGCCGGCACACTGACGATTGACTTCCCGGCCAGCGGGGCAGCTACATCGTTGATTCGGGTACAGTAATGGCCCGGATTATACTGATATGCGGAGTGGTTGTTTTGCTGGTGGGATGTTCGGCCCCGAGGCGTGATGCCTGTATCACGCTCACCGGTGCGAATATAAGGATGGTTGGAAAATAAGGCCGTTTTAAAGGGGCTTTCTTATTACCAAGTCGAGGGTTTGCAGGAAAAACCCGGCATGCAAATTGGGAGCAAATTCGTGAAGCATTTTTTCACAATTGCGACGTTGTCGGCTGAAAAACCAGGTGAGACGCTTTGCGAAACTCTTGGATCGACGATAGAGCGCCAGACAACTCACGACATCAAGTGCGGCTGCACTCCCTATGGCCAGGTCGAACTCGTGGAAGCTCACCCCTCTGCCTGTTCGCAGAAACGGAAGCATGTCGTTCGATGGACTATGGAATCTTTCCCCAAAGTTTTCTCGGGAGCTGAAGCGGGAATATGCAAAGGCCAGGTCATCAGGAAGCCAATGGTAAAACGGCAGAAGTGCAGTATGTCCATCGTAAGGCCAAAGACGATTAGGGCTTTCAATTATGCACCAATATCCACCAGGAGGCAGCATTTCCCATGTGCGGGACATTGCCTCGATGCGTTCAGAATTAGTCATGTGCTCGAGGGCCGCGAAGAAAATAATGAAGTCGAACTTCTGGCCGGCCAGAACCTTGTGGGCTTCTGTGGCATTGGCACAGATAAAGTTGGCCTGCAATCCATAGGCGCGGCAGCGATCCTGTGCAACCTTAATACTGGATTCAACAATGTCGATGGCGGTGACCGTAGCCCCCTGTTCAGCCAGCGCAACCGTCGAACTGCCAGTGCCGCATCCAATTTCAAGGATGTTGGCACCGTTTAGTGTTCTGACATCATTTAACCAGGGGATGATTACATTCCTGAACTCATTCAGCCTTCCTATCAGATGATCATGTAAGTCGGTTGGATTGCAGGGTATATCAGAGAAAAAGTTAGTATTAAGAGAGGTTTCTATTAGCTTGAGAGAGTGTTCGCTTATAGGCAAAAACAGTTGAGACAACTGTTTTGGGACTGATGGAGAAATCATCTTTGCCAATATATCCATAAGTTAAAAGTTAACATAAACAAAAAACACTCGCAACATTTACTATACATACACCACCACTCCGGAGGCAAACATGCCCAAAATAACCGTAAAAGGCAAAGCAGACCTCGGCTGGTCCCCAAAGTTCGGCAACATCGTCGCCGGTCAGGAATACGAGATCGACGAAGCGGATTTTACCGCCGTGCTCTTTGTCCGGGAGCCTCCGGCAGATCCGGCGGAGACGGCGCTCGAAGAATCGACAGCCGACGAGCCCCCGGCAGCAGCAACCGAAGCAGCACCGGTAAGAAGTAAGGCGAAGAGTCGAGGAGTCGAGGAAGCGAAGAGTTGAAGAGACAAAAAGTCGAGGAGTAGAATCTTCCACTCTTCCACTCTTCTAATTTTCCACTCATCCAATATACCAAGTAAACGAAAGGAGTGATGACATGGCATACGAACGACTTCAAGGCAACGAGATCCTGTTTGCATTTGCCCAGGGGGTTGCCGCCTCCTGGGGCACCGCCCAGGCATGCGGCGCCGGTGACGGCTTCCGCGGCTTCCCCGCCGACATGGACCCGACGGCGGAGAACAAGGCCGACGAACTGCTCGGCACCTACTTCCAGACCGACAACGTCCCCGGCCGCGTGACGCTCAACCCCAACCCCTCCACCTACCTGAGCTACCGCAACGCCGCAGTCCTCCGGATGCTCGCCAACTTCATGGGCACACAGACCGAGCCCGCCCTGCACGCCGGCGGCGCAGCTTCCTACGACACCATCCTCAAGGTCAACCAGGTGATCGACGGGCTCTTCGGCACTCTCTGCGCCCGCACTACGCCGACCGGCACCATCCTGGAGATCCCGTCCTGGAAGCCGACCCGCATCAGCCTGAAATGGGACACCGGGACCGCCTGCCGGATCACCTTCTCCGGCCCGGGTTATGACCTGGTGCTTGACTCCGTCATCAACACGCCGGTCACCTTTGCCGATGTCACGGTCAGCGAGCTGAAAAAGCGGGTCTATGCCGCCCAGACCGTGCTGCGCATCAACACCCAGTCCGGCGCTGGTCTCGGTTCCGGAGACGTGGTCCCCTGGAGCTCCATCGAGCTGGTAGCCGAACGCAAGATGTCCAGCAACCCCGAGGGGCACAACACCGGCGGCGAAGAGGCCCGCGACCTGACCGGCGAGCCGTACAACGACGGCGACTGGACCTCCTCTCTCAACGTCAGTTGTTCCAAGGCCGACCTGGCCGGCTGGAGCACCATCCGGGCGAACACCTCCCTCAAGGCCGACATCGTCTGCACCGGCCCGATCATCGAAGGGGCCATCCCGTACCTGTTCACGGTCCAGATGCCGCACCTGAAGCAGAACGAGAACAAGACCCCCCAGAAGCGGGGCGCACTGATCACCACTAAGTCGTTTTCCGTCCTGGGAGCCACGGCGGCCCCCACCGGCATGACGGGCAACACCGACCCGTTGTGGATACTGATCACCAACACGATCGCCACGTCGCTGCTGCCGGCGCCGTAAATCGGGAGAAGCGGAGAAGCGGGAAAGCGGATAAGCGAAAAAGCGGATAAGAGGAAAGCGGTTTTCCCGCTTCAACGCTTCCCCGCATCCCCGCTTCTCCCCTTTAACGCTTCCCCGCATCCCCGCATCACCACAAAGGAGAATATATGCAACAGGCAGGTTTCGATGTCACCTCCATAGTAGGGGAAAAGCGGTTGCAGGTCTGGGTCGACCTCAACGACCAGGTCAGGCTGCAGATCAACCATATCCCGCGGGACAGGTTCGCCGAGCTGATCGACCAGGCCACGGTCACTTCCTGGGACCGCAAACACCAGAAACAGGAAACCCTCGACAACATCAAGTTCGGAGAGCTCCTGGGCGTCGAGGCCATCAACGACTGGAGCGGGCTTCTTTTCAACGGCAAGCCGCTCCCTGTGAACGATGACAACAAAAAGCTCCTCATGCGGAAATGGCTCGATATGGCCAAGTTCGTCGCGGGGATCTGCACCGACCTGGAGCGGCTGGTGCAGGCCGATCAGGAAACCGCGAGAAAAAACTCGAAGACTACCTCCGGGCCTCCCTGATCTACCCGGAGGTAAACTGCGACAACTGCGCCCTGGCGGCGGAGGATGATATGCAGCGCCCCTGCGAGACCGAGCGGGGTTGCAAGATTCCTCCGCTCTCCCGGGCCGGCCGCCGGGCCGTGGATATCCGGGACAAGCTGGTAAGGCTGCACGCGCTGAACATCGGCGGAAAGGTCCTCGACCTCTGCCGGGCCACCCTGGATGATCTGGAGTTGATCGCGGTGATCGAGGACACGCTGAAGACCGATGACGGGGGCAATCAGGATGGACAGGATGACCAGGATTGAGGGATACCGGGAGGCAATGGCGCGGCTTAATTCGGAGCCGGTAAAGATGGCTGCCGTTGCCTCCCTGGACGATGCCGCGAATTATGCCCGCGAGGCCACCATCGAAGAGGTATACCGGGTTTACAACATCTCCCCTGCCGATCTGGCGGCACGTATCTCCCGGATGCCGGTCAACGTCCAGCGTCTCATGGTGGAGGTATCCTTCAGCGGGCGGAGCTTCAGCCTTTCCTATTTCGATGCCCGGCAGATCGCCGTCAACCGCATTATCTCCCGTCGCGGACAATCCCTGCGCAGTCAGATAGCCCCCCATTCCATCACGTTCCGGGGCGTTGTCGTCGAGGTCAAGGCAGGCCAGGTAACGCAACTGAAATCCGCTTTCCTGGCCCGCATGCCGTCAGGACATATCGGCGTTATGGAGCGGAAAGGCAGGAAACGATATCCCATCAGGGAAAAAAAGGTCATCTCTCTGGCGTCAATGATCCAGGGCGGAAACATCGCGCCGAAGGTTATCGAAAAGGTCAACAGCCGCTGGGGGGTCGTGTTCCCGCAGAAACTGCAGGGTCTCCTGGATAAAGGGTAAACCATGGCCTACGAACTGAAATACGTCCTTGCCGCCGATGACAACATGACCCCGGCCTTCAACAGCGCCGGGGCCTCGGGAGCCAAGGCGGCGGAGAATATCGACAAGACCTCCGACAGCGCCGACCGGGCCAAGGAATCGATGGCTTCCTTTTCCTACGAGTCGGTCAAGGCGCTCCAGGACATCAACCTGGCTGCCGAAACCGTCAAGTTCGAAAACGTAAGCCGCAAGATGACGGCGGCCCTGGCCCCGGACTTCGTCCAGGCCGAGCAGCAGTTCAAGTCCTACTTCGAGAAGACCGAGGATTTCGTCAAGTCTAAGGTCACCCTCCTGGCTATAGCTCTCGTCACCGGCATTTCCGCCGCGGTGATCGGTGGTCTCTATGCCCTTTACAAGTCCCTCGATTTCATTGCCGGGCTGTTTACCGGGTCAAGCTACAAAAGCGAAAGCATCGACGCCCTGGTTGCCACGACCAAGGAAGTGACCGCACTGCAGGAACAGTTGCAGCTCACGACCGTCGACGCCAACGCCCTGACCGATGCCCTGCGCCGCCTGGGGGTCGACAAGACCGATTATGCCACGGTGTTCCTGGGGGTCGAGACGGCTATCCGGAGCAACCAGGAAGAGCTGGACCGGCTGGGGGTGAAGTACACCGACATCAACGGCAAGATGCTGGGCACTTACGAGGTCGTCAAGAACGCCAAGGGGGTCCTGGACCAGTACAGCGCCGGGTGGGACCGCAACCAGGCAGCTGCCGCCCTGGGGCTCGGCACCTACGAGCAGATCAACAAGTACCTCAAGGTCAACCAGGACGAATTCCGCAAGTCGAAAGACCGCCTAGACGATTACAACCTGGGGCTCGGTCCGGAAACTCAGGCGGCGGTTTCCCGCTACCAGACCGCCATGCTGGATTTCAACAACGAACTGGAGTTGACATCGCAGGGCTTCAAGCGGGTCTGGGCCGATGTCACCATGCCGATCCTTACGAACTTCGCCGAGTACCTGAAAGACGGCTGGCCCTTCGCCGTGAACGTCTTCCGCTACACGTCCGCGCAGATCGCCTCATTACTGATCGGCCTCGACGAAGCGGTCTACGTGTCGGTTACCTCCATCATCGCCGGGCTCACCTCCATCGTTGACGTGGGCGAAGGCGTCGGCAACGCCCTGATCAAGATTCTCCAGGGTGACCTGTCCGGTGCCGGCGACGAGCTTTCCAAGGGATGGCGTAACGCGGAGAAGACCATCAGCGACGCCGGGGACCGCATCGTCACCCATTCGCAGAAAAACGCCTCCGCCCTCAAACTGGCCTGGGCCTTCGATGACCGGAGCATCGGCGCCGGTGGGGTCCCTCAGCGTGCCGGAAAGAAGTGGAGTCCCGCTCCCGACGAAGAGGACGAACAGCAGCTCGAAGATTTCTCCCGGGCACTGAAGGCGGTCACCGGAGAGATCGACAAGTATATCCAGTCGCTGAAGAATGTCGGCAGGGAAGAGCTTTCCCTGGGACGCGATGCACTGACCGAGGCCCTGGCGGACCAGAAGACCCTCCTGCAGGAAAACGGCCGTCTCTGGGGAGACATGGTTGGCCCGCTCAAGGCTTACGAACTGGTGATCGACGGAGTGTCCGCCACGCAAAAGAAGATGATCGCCGACACCCGCAGCATGCTGCAGGGGCTCATGTCCGGAGAGGCGGGCAAACTGGGCACCGGCGGCAAGGAAGGGCAAACCACCTTTGCCGGCGACCTGAAGAAAGAACTGGAAAAGCTGAAGCTGGCGGAGCTGGAGATCGAGAAAAACGGACTGACCCTGAAGTACAAGGCCTGGGAGGATTACTATAAACAGCTCAAGAGCCTGGTGGTCGAGAAGGACAAGGAGATCAACAAGGCACACCAGGAGTTGATGGAAGACCGCCTGGAGATGGACAAGGCCTTCACCGACCTGAACGTCCGGCCGAGTTCCGGATCATCGGACCCGTATGCCCAGTATTTCGATATGCTCGACAATTGGAAAACGCGCATCGGTGCGGCTCTTTCCTCCGGAGACGTGGAGCAGGGGCGCAAGAACCTGAAAGCGGTCAAGGACGAAATACTGGCCTGGCAGAAATCGCACCCGGAAGGGGTCTTCACCGATCTGACCAAAGAGGTCCGCAGTTTCGGCGAAACCATGGGGGCCGGCATCACCACGAAGCTGGAGACGTTCAAGATCAACGTCGTCTCCGGTCAGCAATCCCTGTCGGACATGAATGACGTCATGGGGCAGGTGGCCAACGGTCTCGAAGACCTGGGGCAGAAGAAGATCAAGACCCTCAACGACGAGATGTTCGACATGCAGGTTGGCCTGGCCGACGCGAAGATCAGGATGGATGATCTGCGCGAGGCGTTGAAGCTCCTGGACGACAAGATCGCCGAGCAGGTCCGGACGGTCACCCTCAATGTCGAAGACTTTGTCTCCCCTGCTCTGAAGAGCATCAAGACCGCCCTCGACGCCCTGGTGTCGAAGAAGTACACGATCAAGATTGCGGCGGACAACTATGCCGGCGCACCCGTCACCAATGGCCTGGTCTCCGCCCCCGGTTCCGGTTACACGTGGGACGGAGCCACCCGCACCCTGACCAATGAAACCGGGGGCGGCAGTGCCGTAGACAATTACGAACAGCAGGTTATGGAGATCCCCGGGGCAGCAACCGGCGCCCGGATCGTCAGGGGCGGCCTGGTTCGCGTCCACGACGAGGAAGTGATCAAACCCGCCCAGCTCGACAGGAATGCCCCGGCCGTCCGGGACAGTGGCGGAGTCACGATCACGGGCGACTTCAAGCCCACCATAGTCGTACCGGAGGGCACACCGAAACAGCAGGCCATGAAGATCATCGACGAGGTGGAGATCCTGCTCCGCACCAGGTACAAAAAGGCCGGATAAGCGGGAATGCGGATATGCGGAGAAGCGGATAAGAGGAGAAGCGGATATGCGGAGAAGCGGATAAGGGTTTTCCCGCTTCAACGCATCCCCGCAACAACGCTTCAACGCTTCCCCGCATCCCCGCTTCCCCGCATTCACTAAGAGAGGTAAACCATGTTCACAGTAGATGCAAACCGCTGCCCCGCCTGCCCGCACAAGGAAGAATGCGAGGCCCGAACGAAGATCATCCAGACCCTGTCGGCGCTGGCGAACGAACTGAACACCGGCAAGGCCTATCTCAAAGGCCCCGCAGACGGCATCATCATCCTGGCGTGCAAAGCGAAAGCCTGAAAGGGGTATGAAGTGAGCCTTTGCCGATCCCCAGTCCCCGATCCCCGGTCCCCGGAATGAGTTCAATGTTCGTGCATGAAGACGGCTACGTGATCTTCGAACGCTCCCCCGTGCGGCCGGCGGAAAACGTGACGGTCCTCCAGGCGGGTTCCATGAGCACCGGCGGGGCCCGCGTCGGCTTCGCCTGCTACGGGGTCGACGACATCCTCCCCATCGAGCTCAAGGGGGTCAGCACCGCCGAACTGGCCGCGCTCCGGACGTTCCATCTCTCGATCTGCAGGGGTCAGGCCGAAACGTTCCTGTTCACGAACGCCCGCGGCATGCGGGCCACCGTCCGGTTTAACAGCAACCTGGGGCCGATCGTCGAGCGGGGTTACGGCAGATACAACGTGAGCCTGTCGCTCAAAGTTTTGAGCACCTGGAGCCGAGTCCTGACGACCGGCCCGGATGATCTGACAACCGGGGGAGAAGCGTTGACTACTTGAAACGGAGAAGCGGGAATGTGGAGAAGCGGGAAAGCGGAGAAGCGGATAAGGGGACAAGCGGTTTTCCCGCTTCAACGCATCCCCGCATCAACGCTTCCCCGCATTAACGCATTAACGCTTCCCCGCATCCCCGCCTTCCAAAGGAGAAACAAAATGCAAAAATTCCTGATTTCATTTGCCCTGCTGCTCGCCGCCTGCACTCCGATCATGGCCCTGGAATACGGCGGCTTCCCCTCGGCCAGCACCATACCTGACGCGGCCAAGCTGCTGATTTACGATTCGTCGCTTCCGTCAAACGACACCTACTGGAAATACCGCAATATCACTATAACTGCCCTCAATGCCAAGCTGGCGCCGAATTATCTGGCACCGACAGGTGATGGTTCGGGGCTGACGGCCCTGAAAAACCGTACGCTCTTCTCCAGCTATACCAGCGTAGGGAATACGGGCAACGAATATCGTAAATTTTACGAATACACTATCCCTGCCAATACGCTTGCAGTAAACGGCGATTCGGTGGTGATGACTGTCGGCCTCAAGACTACTGGGGCTAGCAACTTACGTGGAACAATGATTTTTGTCGGCGCGGAGCCGTTTAACGGTCTTGCCTTCACTACGACTATAAGGAGTTTGACCGGCACGTACAGATTAATGCGTACAGGTTCAACAACCGCCCGACTTCATGGCGGAATATCCGGTATCGGGAATAGTTATGATAATGATATAACCGGCCTGGATTTTACCGCAGGGCTCAATTTTAAATTCTATGCCGCAGGCGCTGCCGAGACAAACAATGAAGTCATGGGGCGTTACTGCACCATAGACCTGGCGCGACCCTGATATGAACACCTTCACCCTTGGAGAGGTAGTCATTGCCTTTCCGAACGCTCCCCAGCGCTCCGGATCGGAAGACGGCGTTACGTTGCACCAGGCCGTCGGCAAAGACGACCTGGGCAATGACTATGTCTACGATAAAGGGATCCTGGTTGATGAGACATTCCGCCTGGCCTTCCCCAACTGCACCGACGACCTCTTCGCAGCCCTGCTGGTGTTTCTGCAAACGAACGTCCAGGGCACGGCCCTGCCGTTCACCTGGGTAGACCATCTGGGCGTTTCCCGGAGCGTCAAGTTCCTGGAACCGTTCATCGGCAAGACCCCTACCGGACCCAACAGGAACACCGTCTCCCTGACGCTGATAAAGCAGAGCGACTGGGCATACCTGCCCGCTCCGGCATCGTTCACCGCCGCGAAAAACGCCAAGACCGGCACCGCACCGGTCTGGATACTCTGGCTGGTCATCAACGGCGTCGACTATTTCCTCTCCGACAACGTCTTCACCATCGCCTCCACGGCCGTGGTTTCCGACTGGCCCAGCGGTCAGGCAGTCACCACCCTCGCCTGGGTGGAGCAGTGGGGGCGGGTCGACTCCGTGGGGCAAGGCCTGACGGGGATCAAGATTTCCGATTTTAGCGTCACCCTCCTGAACGACCCGGCCGCCGATCCCGGCATCGTGGAGTTGGTAGAGACCTACCCGGTGGAGGAATCGGACGCAAAGCTCTTCCTCTGGTTCCACGGCCTCGATCCGGCAACCGATCCGCCGCAGGTCAAATTCGTCGGCACCGTGCGGGACGCGGACCCCGACGACGATCGTGTGTCGATGGTCATCCAGGACGGCACCCTGAAGATGGAGCGCAATTTCGTCGGCTGGAGGGCAACCCGGCTGATCTTCCCCGGCATCGATCCCGACGACGTGGGCCGAGTGGTCCCGATCCCTTACGGCACGGTAAAAAAAGGTCTTACCCTGGCAGTCGACGCGGGGATCATCACCACCATCCCGGCCGCCCTGTCGAGCTCCGCCACCACGATCACCCTGTCGGAAGCCGGCGACCTTGTCCTGGGCGACGTCATAACCATCGACGAAGAACGGATACTCCTCGGGACAAAGTCCGGCAACAGTTTCACCGGTTCCACCAGGGGCTATGACTCCACCGTTGCTGCCTCCCACCAGAAGGGCGCCACAGCCTGGCAGTACCAGGCGGAAACCGTCTACCTCGCCTCCGACGTCCCCCTGGACGGCATGCCCGCCGTCTATGGCCGGGTCGGCGACAAGGACATGGATATCACCGCCGTCAGCTGCCGGTACCTCGGCAGCGGCACCGTGGCCACCGTAGCACTGGGGGCAGTAGGTGGCCAACATCCCGATTACCTCGGCCGGGCCGTGGTGACGGTCGTGGGGTATATCACCCTGCAGCAGGCCATCGACCTTCTGGTCAACGACGGCATCAGCATCGAGGAGGCCCTCAGCCTGACGGAAACCATCGGGGTGACCGACGGCATCTCCATTGCCGAGACCATCGGCCTGTCAGATCCGGGCCATAATCATCAGCCGGCCGGAGAAGTTTACCAGGCAAACAACGGGCTGAACCTGGACAGCGGCAACTATGTCTATGCCAGCCCGGCCGTCTCCATAAACGCCCAGACTGTTAATGATTATTATGAGGCCCTCGTAAACTGTTCATCTGTGAGCGGCACCCGTCAGAGCGTGCAGCTTCAGTTCCGGATCGTCGGGCACCGAACCGGCGGAACAGTCTACAATTTCACCATCGGCACCGGCGCCGGCGGGGTGCTGATAGAAGACTGGACTCCGGGCGGCGACGGTGTCACCCTGTACGAAGGAAGTTCCTGGGACTTCGATATCACCATCCCCATCAGCGCCGGCGCAACGAAGCTGAATGCCGATTCCTATACCCTGTTGGCTGCCGCAAACAACGGCTCACCACCCATATTCACCGTGGAGTATTTCCGCCGCATCGTCACCCTGAGCGATATCACCACCGTCGATCCTGTCGCCTTCACCGACATGTCCAAGACCGGCACCGTGAGCAAGTCCGGAACCGTCACGAAGACCGGCACGGTCAGCCTGGGGGGCACGGTCAGCAAGTCCGGCACCGTCAGCCTGACCGGCAACAGCCTGGCCAACACGCTGATCTGTGATACCCTTCTTGTGGACAAGGTCAGGAGCTCCTGCACCGATCCGGACGATGTCTTCACGCACCTGCTCAGTTACCTACCGAGTCCCCCGACATTGACCCTCGAGGGGAGTTTCCCCGCCTCCTACAAGTTCGACGGAGAGATCAACGAATACAAGGCGGTCCTGACCTGGTGCGACATTTTCGCATTCCAGTGTCGCGCCTGGTTCCGTCCGGTCCAGGGGATCGCCCGGCTCATTGTCCGGCCCGACACTCTCACCCCGATCAAAACCATCCCTGCCTGTCGCATGCTTGACGGGGCCCGGACCCTGACCAGCCGGAAAAGCGATTACAGCGACATCTGCAACAAGATAGAGATGCTCTATGACCGGGACTGGACGAAGAGCGGAGACGAGGCATATAACAAGTCCATCAAAGACCAGGACAATACCTCGATCGGTATTTATGATGGCATCTACGAACGTCCGGAACTGTTCAGAATGGACTTCATACGTGATGACGACATGGCGGCCGACGTGCTGGCATACTGGCTGGGCAACCTGAAAGACCGGCACTGGCGCAGGAGCTTCGAGGCGTTCCTCGATCACAGTGAACTGATCTTCGGCAACATCGTCACCTTGGGGTTCAAAGGCAACGAGGTAGGAATAATCATCTCCGCCGGCATCTCCCCGGGCAGCACCAAGGCGATCGACGCGATGAAATTTACCGTCGAGGTATGAGGCCGCTTGACCCGGTAAACAAAAACTATTGACACATATTCCGGGGCATAGTATAAGGAAAAACGTTTTTCGCGCCGGAATGCACGGTTTTTGAGGCCCTAAAAGCTGCTTTTTGCATCAAGAAACAGCCAACAAAACCACTAAAATCAAGGCCCGGCAGAAATTCTTCTTTCCCCAGTAGCTCAGTCGGTAGAGCGGGTGAGCGCAAAAAAGAGAAACGAAGCCCACCAGGTTAGACCTGGCGGGCTTTTTTGTTGTCTTTTGCTCTAATAGGTCAGGGCCGGCGATTGTTTTTGACTGGAGGGGGCAGGTTTATTTTTGCAGTATATTCGCCGGGTTTGCGCGGGAATCGGTATTGCAGAACGGCATGGCCGGAATAAATGTCGACCCTCTGGAGGACGATCCGGAGGAAGTGTCGCTTCAGGTCCTGGTCCATTCCATGGAAGTCGTCTATCGTGATGCGCAGGGATTCCCAGTCTGGCGGGTTCTTTTTGCTTGCGGCTGCCGTGGTCTTCTTTAGTGTCAGTTCGGCCAGCGTGGCGTTGATTTCCTGCATTCTCGGCTTGGCCTCGGCCAGGGTGATGACGTCTTCGGTGATGGCAGCAACCAGGCGGGTTTTTTTGTCTTCCTCCGTCTTGATCGCCGTGTCGATCGCAGCCAGATTGTTTACCGGGTCAATGGCTGTCTGTTCCGCTTCCCATGCTGCCCTGATATCATCGAGGCGAGCGAGGGTGTTGAAGATGTTGGTGGCAATGGCCTTGTCCAGGACCGGCTGGGGTATCAGCCTGGCCCTGGGGCATGCCTTGACCTGGTCTTTGACCTGGCAGCCATAATAATCGAGGCGGCTGCCGTTTTTGCGGATCCGCGAGTTGTGCCATGTCTTGACTGTGCGGCCGCAGTAACCGCAATAGAGCAGTTCCAGGTTGGAAAGGAGCGCGGAGGCGGTTCGCTTCCCTTTTTTCAGGTTGCTGCGGATCTGGCGGCCGCTCCGGATCCTGGCGGCGGTGAGCTCGTCGATACAGGGTTCCCAGTCACAGTTTATGATTTCTCCGTTGTCGGGATCCATCATCTTTGCCTGGCAGAAAAGCAGGCGATCGTCCGACAGGGCACGCCTGACGGCAATATGTGGCAGGCCCAGTTGTTCGGATATCGCTCGGGCACTATGGGTATGGGCCATGCCCCAGACGCGCTGCATGGTGTTGAGACTGACCGGATCGATGACGGGCCGGGCCTGTGATTTGTCGTAGACATAGGGTGGCGGGCAGGTGCCTCCGCCGAATTTACCTTTCCGGCGGGCCGCCGCCCGGCCTTCGGCCATGCGGGTCTTGAGGGTCTGCATTTCTGCTGCCGACAGGGTGCCGGTGAGCTGGGCCAGCAACCATTCATTGGTCTGTCGGGGGTCTATGGTTTGTGACGGGGTGGCCAGTTTGACGCCGTGGTCTTTGCAGAGCCCGATGAAGCGGGCATAGTCTTCCATGGAATCGTCCCGGGAGATCCGGGAGAATTCCAGGACCAGGACGATACCAATCTTGTCGGCGCGGATGTCTGCTTCGAGGCGGTTACGTTCTTTCAGGTTGGCGAGGTTTCCCTTGGAGGCGGAGGCGAAGCCGTCATCATAGATAAGGGGTTTCCATCCCCTGGAGACGGCATAGGCGGGGAGTTGTTCCCGCTGGAGGGTAAGGCGGTGGGCT